CTCCCCGGCAGATGATAAAGAGTTCACATACGTATTAAAGCGCTTCTTGTGCTCTAATTTTGCTTGTTCGGTCTTTGCCTTAGCAAAATCATCTTTCCACTTTTTAAGTTCTTCCTTTGCATTCATAGCGATTCGCCTATTTCCTTCACTCGTCATAGTATAGGTTTAACGACTTCAACCCTCATGCCAAGTGCGTTCATAATCCTATAAAAGGTAGCTACGCTTGGTGTCATTACACCTTTTTCAATGCGTGATATATAGGATTTGGTCACATTGATACGTTCCGCAAGCTCGGATTGTGTAACCTTAGCTTCTTTTCTTGCATCAAGCAATATCTGACTAGTATAGAAAGAATATGCTTCTTCGTCAAATTTTGCACGCTCTGCGGTTCCTTCTTTCCCATATTTGCGCTCAAGAACAGCACTATAATCATTTATTTGATGATTGTTTGTCTCCATAATATTCCTCCTTTATTTTTAATGCCTTTTCAATTTCATTATTGGGCGTTTTTTGCGTCTTTTTCTGAAAGCCATTAAAAAGAACAACTATTTTACCTTCGTCAAAGATAAAAAACACCCTGTAAATATTACTATTATATTCCATACGCAATTCATACAATTCATCACGCAGAAATTTTATGAACTTAACCGGTAGTCGATCCTCCGACTCCAATAAAGAGATTATATAATCCAGCTTCTTTATTTCTTTATCCGAAAGCGTGGAAATAAATCTCTCAAAATATCCTCCGTATGTTATTATCTTACGTTTCATGGTACAAAAATAACAAAAGTTTCATTATAGTGTAACTTTTGGGAAATATATTTCAATGCAATATGAAAATTTAACTTTTGGAAAATAAAAAGCCCCGAACCTTAATTGGAACGGGGCGGGAAAATATCTTTCATAATTATATTGTGTTATTGGGGTTATAAGAAAAATGAATAATATCTTTCTATTTATATTTTACGGCTACTCCTGTAACTTCATATACAGGATATGAACCTTTTGCTTTGTCTTTTCTGATAAGATCAAATTTTATAATTCCATTAGCACCGATCTTTTTAGCCTCTTCAACTGCAGTAGAAATCATTCTTTCTAAGGTTGGGACATAATATATGGACCATTTATCAACTGTCACTTTGCGTACATGCAATTTATGCTCCTTTTTTACTTTTGCCCCTCCGCAGAATTCCAAATCTATTAAGCCTATAGGTTCAAACTCCTTATTCGCAATATCTGTCGGATTTATAGTAAAATTAGGGTCATTTATATACTCTCTAAAATCTATAGACCATCTTTTTTCACTATAACTAGATGTACTACAAGATGATACGACAAACAATACAGCTAATAAAAATAAAAACTTCTTCATAAGTGTATGTAATTTAAATGTTTATAATATATTCTACATGCTAATATTTAATTCCCTTCACTAATATTCCTACACCATTAGAGAGACTTTCGATATTATCTCCCGCCATAGTATATTCTACAGGAAACCATTTAGATAACTCCATCGTATTTTCATTTTCTGTTTTCCATTCATATTTACCGACTTTTTCCCATATGCCAATTTGAGCAGATTCCTCCAATATAATTCTATCATCTTCTTCACGATAGACACCGGAAGCACCAGACATATATTTGTCGCCCTCATTACCAAAAACAGGAGAAATCGTTGTTGATATATCATATGTCATATCTTTATAAAAAGATAAAACGACCCTTCTGCTATTATCATTATTAACAGTGATTACTCCCTTATATTTCAATCTTAAATTTTCATCTTGCTTTAATTCTTCATTTTTATCACATGAACACAAGAACGAAAACAATAACAGAACAAATGCTATTTTTCTCATAATTTATGCGTTTAAATAACTGTATACAGCAAACTAACGGACAAATTACTCTACTGCTTTAATCCGTTTTAGCTAAAACATGGTTAAAATTGTACCTCTATGTTCAATTTACCCCCAAGCCCTTTAGTCACAATGTCGTAAAGCGTGGAAAGAGTAAGGTTGCTCCCTTCCCTTTCAACTTTAGAGATGAAAGAACGCTCCTTTCCTATCTTTCCTGCAAGCTCGCTTTGGGTCATTTTCCTTGCTTCACGAGCATTGCGTATCTGAAGCCCGACACGAAGGTTGGAAAGTTCGGTTTCAATCTTATCCCGACGCGGAGTACCGATTTCTCCATAAACCTTATCCTTTATATCCTCTAAATTGTAAGTTTCCATATCATTTCCTTTCTTTTTCCTTTTCATTAAAGTATTCTTGCATGAGCCTAACAGCTCGGTCTATCTCTTTTTTGGGCGTCTTTTGCGTCTTTTTCTGAAAGCCACTCAATAGGATAACCATTTTTTCGCCGTCAAAAAAGCAAAAGACACGTATTATGTCACTTGAAAATTTCACTCTGATTTCATAAAGCCCCCTTGTACCTTCAATATGCTTCAAGTATTTTTCTGGAACAATTTGAAGCGTTTCGACATATTGTATGGTTTTCACCACCTTATCCTGCATCTTTTCAGAAAGAGACTTCACAAAATCGATGAAATAGTGCTTATATGCTATGACGTTTCTTACTTTCATGTCGCAAAGGTAACTTATAATTCACTTTTTCGCAAATATTTCCCGCTTTTTCTTTTTGTATTTCAAATAAAGGTTGTATATTTGCGGCGTTCAACATATTTAAATCGACTGTGCAGGCGGAGCTTGCATTCTTATGCAGGCATTTTTTATGCTTGTATTTAAAATATTGAGGTATATTGTACCCCCGTGTGGAACTGTAATGGAACCACAGCATAGTCGATATGTGTTGAACAGCGGGAAAGACAATATACCTTTTTTATTTATTGTTATGTTCAACAATATCGACAATCATCATCAAACAAATAACAGTAGTTTGATGGCGACGTTAATCCACGAGACGGATAGAATGAGTTCGCTTGAAATAGCTGAACTCACAGGGAAGCGTCACGACAATATAGTTCGTGATATCCGCAGTTTACTTAAGCAAGGAGTATCACACCTCAATTTTGTGGAGACATCCTACAAGCAACCACAGCCAAGAGGAGGATATAAAGAACTTCCCTGCTTCGAACTCACCAAGAAAGGTTGCCTGATCCTAGCATTTCAAATTCTGCTCAAAACATTTGCTGTATTAAAAAGTATTCGTATCTTTGCAATGCGACACTTTTATATACATATTTGGTTTGGGGATTTTTTATGCCCAATAGTAAGCAACTGCATAAAATATAAGCAGAGGTTTCTCCGTACATATTCGCCCCAAAGCCAATATGGAAGTGTCGCAACTTGGAGAGATTCTCTGCTTTCTCTATTTATTAACTTTTAATTTTCATTATTATGCGACACTTAAATGAAAATTACTCAAACAGCAATAGCGTTGCTGTATTAAGTACGTCAACTCACGAAACGAGTAAAGTTAAAGTTTACGAGCATCCTTTATTCGGTAAAGTTCGTATGTTTGTCCAAGACGGTAAGACTTGGTTTTGCGGAACGGATATTGCGACTTCGCTTGGGTACTCCAACACACGTAAGGCTATCTTAGATCATTGTAAATCACAGGGCGTAACGATTCGTGACACCCCCACAAATAGCGGAGTTCAACAAATGAAATTCATCAGCGAAGGGAATGTCTACCGCCTGACCGCTAAAAGCCAAATGCCAAAAGCCGACGATTTTGAAAGCTGGATATTTGATGAAATCGTCCCATCGGTAGTAAACACTGGAAGCTATTCCGTACAACCTCAAACTCCACAAACCTACCTCGAAGCCCTGAAAGCCCTAGTATCATCGGAAGAGGAAAAACAACGGCTGGCGCAGGAGAAGCAGCAACTCGAAGTAAAAGCAGAACAACAGCAAGCCACCATCGAATTGCAAGAGAAGGAAATCAAGCAGGCCGCCCCTAAGGTCAACTACTACGACACCCACCTACAATCGGTCAACACTCTGACCACTACACAGGTAGCTAAGGAGATAGGGATGAATGCGGAAAAGCTCAACAGCAAACTGAAAGAGCTTGGTATACAATACAAACAGTCCGACCAATGGCTGTTGAAAGCTCCGTATGACAGATGGGGAATGCACGATGTAAGGACCAATATTTTCACAAGCGAAAGAGGTAATACCCACACCAACACATATACGGTCTGGACGCAGAGAGGCAGGCGATTCATCATAGCCCTATACGAAAACGATTGGGACGTGAAGAAAGCCATCAAGCAAATAAAAGGTGAGATGAATTCTGCCGCCTAATCACACCGCTATGTTAGAACTTTTAATACTGCTGGGCACCCTGTATGCAGCATATAGGGTGTTCCGTAAGGGAAGCGAACACTTCTTTTACAACGACTAACAATGCAGCTTATACGCTGTAAATCATCAGAATACATACGAATACACGAATCACGAAAAATAAAAAGTATCATTATGGAATTTTCAGAAATTAGAGAAAAGTTTGAAGGTCTGACAGCAGACCAAGTTTGCGAACTGGCAAAGTTCGGTAAAGAGATTTTAAACCATGCCGGCATGTTCGGCTTATCATCAGGGTTGCTGAACTTGATTAAGGATATTATCAACGCAGATGATTATGTGTATGATGACAATAAGTGTACAATCGAGACACTTATACATATTATCAGCCTAGTTAATGATTTGACTGAAAAATGTTTACACGAGCGTAAAACTCCTTTTGGGCTTACAGGGCTAAAAGATGATAATGAATACTTGGGATTAAAAGACGCAACCAAAATAGAAGCATTATAATAGATAAGTCAGGGGATTTCGGTCCGACACTGAAGTTGACGCCAATCGACGGGAAAGGGTAGCTTTAGGGCTGCCCTTTTTTATGCCCTAATGTTAAATAATGTAGTAAATCACAATATTTTTCTCTTTTTATTTGGAGCATATCACATTAATTACTATCTTTGTAACATCAAAATAAGAAACAAAGTATTAACAACTAAAAAATAAAAGCCATGACAGCAGAGGAAGTAAATACAGTATTAGGTAGCAATAGAGAAATGGTTATCTCTTTTTTCAACGAGAATGTGAAAGTTGATAACTTTTATACCTTAAGATGGTTTATGATAAGAGTTTTAAACGAAGCTACCCTGTCTTGGGCTAGAAGAAAAAATATCGGAGAAAAAGAAATACAGTCAGTGCTGAGCAGAGTAATGCGTAATTATCCTCAAATCTCTAAAGGTTATGTAAGTAACTATGCAAAAGCTGTAAATTACTTTGGAAAAGAAAAAGCAAATCAAATTCTTAATGCTAAATAATTATTAATCAATAAACTATAAAGTCATGAACAATAACAGTTTAAGAAGCCCTAAACACAGGTTTCTAGCACAAATTAATTTTAACGTACCTTTGGATGGTATAGGTAGTGTAATCACAGTAACTGATAACGATCTTGGTAATCTCAAGCATCTGATAGCTCAGCTCGCACAAGGTTGCCCGGCACACGTAACAATCAGAGAAAATAAGGCGGTATATCCGTCATTTGACTGGAAAGTGGCAGATGAATATAATTTAAATAAATAAACAATCATGAAGACATTTGAATTTAACAACGAGGCAATTACTATCGAGAAAACAGGTTACGGACAGTATGTATTAAGCGGTTTGGGTATCTCAGTGCATTGTACGGACTCTGAGATCTGGGATTGGTGGATGACGATGAAAACGAAGATAAGCATTTGGCGGCCAAAGAGTCTGCGTACAGACTGCTTGTAAATTCTTTGTAAAACAAAAAAAATAAACAACATGGAAAAAGTGAGTAAAAAAAGAGGAAAGATTATCACAGACCGAGAAGAACTGCTTGTTTGTCAGCAATATAAGGATGGCTGGACACTTAGAAAGATAGCGACGTATGCTAACATCTCTCAGACGACCGTGATGGCAATCTTAAGGAGAAGGGAAGTTCCTTTCCGAAACGGAAAACAGATCACTGAAGAGCAGGAAAAACAAGTAGTAGATCTGTATCTGTCAGGCGATAAGATTAAGGAGATAATGTCAAAAACCGGCATAAGGTCTGAGCAAACAATTTACAGGATTATTAATAATTCCGATATAAACAAGAGGAGGAGATAGCAACTCCTCTTATCTATGGCTTTTATCAAAAGGCCTTGCCGTAATCTTGCCGTTATTGCTTAATTACCCTTACCATAACCTTACCACTTTCAAGTGGACTGTTTAGTAAAATATCAATACACAAATTCCTACCATGCCTCGCTCTGTAAAATATTGTTACCCCACCCTTGCTTCGAGGCAGGACAACCCCACCCTTGCTTCGAGGCAGGTTTGTTCTATTTTTCCTCTTATTTTTGTATAACACCCGTGATTTTTCTGACTAAGTAGTCTCATTTTTGGTCTGTTTGTCGTATTACGGATATATGTACTCAATAAATGTGCCGGTATAATTCTCTCCATCTTTGACAAAATAATATGTACCGTCCGGCTTTTCTATTAGGACAAACACAGATTGTTCCATTTTAGCAGCTTTTCTTGCGATTTCCCGCATTTTCTCTTTAGAAGAAGGCTGTTTGTTACCTTGACACCAACAACTCATAATACACCAAATTTTGAGAAGTAATTTTTAAGCGCCGGATTAAGCACATATTTAAGGAAGTACTCACGGGACTTTCCTCCTACTCCCAATATGGCACTTCCGTACTTTCTTTCAATATCCGGTCCTATGTCACTTCCCCTCGTTTCTATCTTCAATCCCCTTGAAGACGAAGAGACACGTATAGAATCATAGAATTCGCCTGTTATAATGAGGTTTGGAGTATAAATATCTCGCGCCGGATAACCTTGGAAAGATGGAGTCGGTTTCGTTATTCTCTTCTTCATTTTGGCGTAACTCTTTGCGGCTTCATAAGTAGGAAACCAGGGATCATTCAAATAAGTTGGACGCAATGGTTTATCATTACCATTTACTCCCGAATACAGCTGTTCCGTCACAAATTCCCTAACAAGAGATTTATTCGAATCCATAACATTCTGAATCTCTCCTTCAAACCCAGCAACAAGAGAGGTTACATTATCTAATGCTTCTTTAATTGTAGCCATATTCTAACAAATAAGAGAAAAGGGAAGGCAAACGCCTCCCCCTTCCTGAAAACAAACCACTTTAAATAATATCCACTGAAGGAGGTCTGGCACTAACGATCCTGTCGTATATGTCAGAGAGGATATTTTCTCTTTCTGTTTCTGTCCTATCAAGAAAAAAAGAAGTTTTATGCTTGTTGATGAATTCTCTTTTCTTCATTTTCTTAACTTCTTCATCGACAAAGTTAACTCCCTCTACTTTCATTCTACCCACTGTTCAATGCCGACAACACCATTTTCCTGAAGAATCTTCGGAGATTTCAGGGAAACCGCACCCGAAGCAGTTATCGTAAGAACACCATTTGCATAATTAACGGCAGTTGCACCATTAAAGCAAGTAGAAGCACCTTCGCTTAATGCCGGCCCAAAGAAAGATGTGACATCAAGATTACCGAAATGTTCTTTCAGCTTATAATTGTTTTCTCCGGGATCTATTTTTACCAATTCGACATAAACAAGCCCTGTCAAAGCTTCTACTACGTCAAACTTATACACCCGGTAATCGGCGTTCTTCACGTACTTTTCATAGTCCTTGAACATTGTACCGATAGTCAGGTTTGCCTCCGTTCCGGAAGAATCCCAGCCCTGACCGCCCGGATAAACTCCGGACAAGGGAATTCCCGCCAGCTCCTCGGTGCCATCATTCATTCCGTACACAACGTTATTCTCGTCCACGAAATAGGCATCAAAAGCAACTCCTTTTGCGGCCATGATATTAGCCTTCAGACTTGAATCGAAATCCTCCAGCGTCCATACGTCATCTTTCGCCGAGTAGGATGTAACCTTGTTAGGCCCATATCCTGTAGCACCTTTGTTGGCCTCTCCACCAGACGGAGCGTATTCGACAATTGTCTTGATCGGAAAAATACGAGCCGGTCTGTCATCGTGACACGCAGCCTGCAACGCCTCAGCGGTTACATTCTTAGGAAGTTTATATCCGTGCATTGCCAAGATGATGGCTTTTACCTTTCCCGGATCAAGTATACATTTTGAAGTACCGGTATTAAACTGAGCAACACCGGCGCATTCTCTAAATTCTGTCGCCATAACATTTAATATTTTTGATTGTTATTCTTAAATCTTTTATTTCTATTACATCAATAAAATCTCTGAATGGTTTACCATTAGCCTCTACCCCTTTTCTTCCGTAGCGATAATTCTCTTCGTAGCAATGAGGAATGCTATTATTATACTCATGCACCAGGTCAGGAGACTTATCGATACTTTTAATAAACGCATCATAAATAGGACGAAGCGCCCCTTCGAAGGAGACCTTTTCCCGTTCTTCATTCGTATAATCCTTTAAGGTGTCTACCATGATAGCCAGTTCAAGAGTCGTTGTACGATCCTTTCCTGTACGATTCTCGGTATATGGAGAATAAAGACAGATAATCGGAAATCTTAATTTACTCATTTTAGGCGATTCAGCCCATTCGGTAAGTATACCGGCAATATAATCCCAATCACCAAACATATAGGAAATATTCTTGCCATAAATCCCGGATGTGGAAGAGACTATATCTCTGAATATATTATTGATTGACTTCATATACCCATTGTGTTTATTTCTTCCAACATACTCTTATCAAACTCAAAACCATCATAACCTTTATTACCACACAGATAACGGAATAAAGACTCATTCATCTCTACCATGTCATTCCATGCTGACACAAGGAGATTATTCGGATTAGCGCGATCCTCCGTTGAACCATATACGGTCCCTGTCGGAGTCTGCTTTACTCCACATCTTCTAACATAATGAAAATATACATAGTTAGCAAGCGGACTATACCCCTTTTCAGAAAGCTTCTCTTTAAGGGTATCCCATTTTTCGATTTTATCTTCGGCGGAATGAGAAGAAAGGTAATCCCAGAATTGACGGCTCATATCCTCACCCAGAACAAGCTGAAGATATTGTCTTTCATATCGGTCTATATATGATTGTAAGTTATCCCTCTCCGCAATACGAGTTGGAGAATCTGAATCTATATCCCAAATGATGCCAAGACTCAACATTCCAGTGAAATATGAACCGTCAATAATCATGAGTTAGTCTTTTTACGTTTTGTGAAAAGTTCTTCGCACCCTAATGCCTTAGCATCGTTTAGCAATTCGCTAGTCGCTTCAATTTTCCCTTCTGCATAAAACTTGCTGGCAAGAGGCATACCTACCATAACTTCCTCTCCAGTTTTATACATTGTACCATCCTTGATAAACGTTACCTTGTAACGCTTTGTCAAATTCATGTTATATTCTTTTCCCATATGTTAATCAACTGATTTTGTAATACCTTCAATTACAGTATTAAACTTATCTTTTACAAAAGCTGTTTTATACTGAGACTTGATATAGCACATCAATCTCTTTTCAGCAAGCACCGTTACGATATTCTTTCTGAAATCGTCATTTTCCCAGCCTAGTGAGATTGACAGATTCCATAAGTCACGGATGTTCAAATAAGAGAAATCTCCCATGATGAAATCGCCTTGTTTCACCGCGGTAGTAGTCTCAACTCTTAATCCCTGGATCAACTCATCGTTGTATCGGAATGGTCTCAAATACTGCCCATTAGCATCTTTCGTCAACTGCATTGAAGCGTAATCCAAAGGATTCATCAATACCAGGTTAGGGCGATAAGCCATTTCGCTAGTAGAAACGATTTGAGAATAAGCCGCTACAAGGGCATCAAACATATTTGCCTTGTCAATATAGAAGTTTGTCAAAGAGAAAGCTGGCATGTCTGCGGCTACCCCTTTAATTTCTCCAGACGATCCAGACCCTGTCAAGATCCCCTGTTCTTCTTTTATGCCAAGTTTATTCACCATTTCTGTTTGCACCTCATTCACAAAGCTTGGGAAGTCAGAAAGAGTTTCTTCTGTAAATTTAGCAGCAATAGCAACTTTGGCAGCTGTAACGGTTTTTTCCGCAAGAGTTGCATCCATCAACGGCTTTAGCCCACCTTCAGGAACCCATGCGGCATCACCATCCTTGCTAACGTATTCCGCATAAATAAGCGACCTGCTATTAGTCCCGGAAACACTTGCGTAATTACGAATTACAGTCTGAGATCTTGGATTTACAGATAAATTCGGATCAACCTCAACACCGTAATGAGG